TCTCCAGAAAGCCTTGCCTCATTTGCGGGGAAGGCCATCACGATGGAACATCCTCCTGTCCTTTTGGACAGTGAAAACACCAAAGATTACCAAATCGGTTTTACTGGTTCAGAAATTGTCTATGACAATGGCTTTGTTAAAGCCGTTATGACAGTCACTGATCGTGAAACTATTGACAAGGTGATGCGAGGTGATGTTCGTGAAGTGAGCGCTGGCTATAGGGTCAATTATGATCCGACGCCTGGCGTTACCGATAGCGGTGAACATTACGACGGCATCCAAAAGGAAATCAGTGGTAATCACGTTGCTATCGTTCGTCGGGGCCGAGCTGGCCCGCAGGTGAGGTTGCATTTGGATCGCCTAGATGCTGCCGACCCCTCCCTAATTTCCACTGAGGAAAATCAAACTATGTCCGCCAAAGTCGTTTTCGACGGCGCCGAGTTTGAGGTGAGCGAGAGCGTTGCTCTGGCGATCACCAAAGAACGCGAAGACGCCAAGATGTCCTATGAGGACATGAAGAAGAAGTACGACGAGCTGCAGGCCGCTGCTGACTCCATGAAGTCCGAGATGGATGCCATGGAAAAAGAAATGAAGGGCAAAATGGACGGGGCCGAAGGCCGCGCCGATGCTCTGGCCGAGCAAGTCGATGCCCTTAAAGCTGAGCTGGAAGAAGCCAAGCAAATCAACGTGGATTCCATTGTTGAAGAGCGTCTGGCCCTCATCTCGAAAGCTAAGCCTGTGCTGGATGCTGCCTATGAATTTGGCGGCAAGAGCGACCGTGAAGTGATGGTTGATGCCATCAAGGCAGTTCGCGGTGATTCTGTTGCTCTGGACGAGCGTTCCGACGATTACGTCCTGGCAATGTTCGACACCATCTCCGAAGATGCTGCCAATCGCGCTGATTCCACTGAGGATCTGCGTAAAGCAGTGGCTTCTATTGCCACTCCTGCTTCTGCTCCTTCTTCCTATATGGAGAAGCTGCAGAATGCTTGGAAGTCCCCTCTCTCCATTTCCAAGGAGGCTAAGTAATCCATGGCCGTCACTTTTACCCCCAGCGCAGGCGCTGCAGGTGGTGTGCAGTCCAGCTATCCGCTGGAGCTGACCGCTGCTCTGGAAGGCCAGTTCGCTGACATTGCTGATAATAATGTTGCCACTTTCGTGAACGAAACTGGCGCTGGCGTTGCTTTTGGTGACCTGCTGGTGGTTAACACTGGTGGTTCCGTTGGCAATTCTGCTAAGACCATTGCTGCCACTGGCGACACTGTGGTGGGCGTGAATGCTCTCACCTACATCGAAGAGAAGGCCACTGATGCCAATGGCCGCCCTGCCGCTTCTGATGAGCAGGCTCTCAACGTGATCAACAAAGGCGTTGTTGCTGTCTACGTGACTGGCGCCGTTGATCTCACCTCTCCCGTGCGTGTGCTGTATTTTCGTGAGCGGTAAGACCCGCCGTCTGACTGCCGCCCGTTGGGTGTCTAAGACTACTGGTGCTGGTATTGCTCTGCTGGAGCTGAACGGCCCTGATTTCACCCTTGCCGCCGATTCCTGATAGGAGGACACCATGAGCGAATTTCGTATGGATGAAGCGGGTCTGTTTCTTGAGCGTCAGCTTGAGTACATCCGCCCTCAAGTGTTTGAAGTCGAATATGCCGACATCAAATACGCCCAAATCCTGCCTGTAACCAGCGAAGCTGGTCCTGGCGCCCAAACCTTCACCTATCGCATCATGGATGCGACTGGTGACTTCAAGCTCATCTCTGACGCTGCAGATGATCTGCCGCGTGCTGATGTGAGCCAGATCGAGCGGAGCATCAACATCCGTTCGTTCGGTGGTTCCTTCGGTTATACCGTGCAGGAACTGCGTGCCGCTCAAATGGCCAACGTGGCCCTGGAGCAGCGCCGCGCCGCCGCTGTGCGTCGTGCTTATGAAGAGAAGGTTGAAGACATTGCAATGTTTGGTGAGGCTTCTGTTGGCCTCGTCGGCTTCTTCAACAACTCCACTGTTGATGTGCTGGCTGCTGATAAGTGGTTCACTGGCACTACCGCCACTGGCACCACGTCTCAGGACATGCTGGAGCTGCTGAACCAGGGTGTTACTGCCATCATCAACGGCTCCAACATGAAGGAGCAGCCCGACACCATTCTGATGTCGTGGGAAGATTACAACATTGTTTCCACCACTCGCAACTCCGATTCTTCGGACGTGACCGTGCTGGAATATTTCCTGCGCACCAACCCCTTCATCCGCAACGTTGAGCCCATTAATCAGCTTGATGCTGATAAGAGTGCTCTGACCAAGAATCGGATGGTGGTTTACAAGCGTGACCCCCAGAAGGTGCAACTGCACATTCCTCAGCCTCTTGAGCTGTTCCCCCCTCAACAGCGCGGTCTGGAATTCATCGTTCCTGCCCATGCTCGCGTTGGTGGCGTCTCTCTGTACTATCCGAAGAGCGTCATTTACGTTCAGGCTCCCTGAGGAAGCCTTTAGGTAGTTCGTCAAGAAAAGGGTGGTTAAGCTAATGAGCAGTTCTTTTTGAACAAACAATGCTTATTGCTTACCGCCCTGAACTTGAGAATCCGCCGCGAGAAGCCAGTTTTGGAGTGATTACTAAGCGAGGCGTTATCAGCCTTGCTCCTGGACTTAATCAGGAAATCCCTGATGAGCAATGGGAAGAAGCAAAACTGAACCCTACGGTACAGAGCCTTCTTCGTATTGGAGCCCTTGAGGAAATGAAGGAGCGAGTGGAAATCGAGACTATTCCTAAGTCTGCAGAAAACCTTTCGCAACTTCCCCTTAGTCAAGCCATCCAGGCCATTGAACTTCTCCATGATGAAGACAAGCTTTCTGATTGGAAGAAGATTGAAGGTCGTGTGAGGGTGCGCAACGCGATTAACCGTCGTCTTGAAGCAATTCGCACAGGAAAAGCATGACAGTCACTTATTCTGGGTTCTTACAGCGTTTCCCTGAATTCAGCCCTCATCCTTCAGGGATTGTGAATGGCGCCATTGAAAGCGCAACAGCAGATGTATCCTCTGACATTTTTGGTGATCAGACTGACCGTGCCGTGCGTTTTCTAGCCGCTCACATCATTGCTATTCAGCTTGCCCAAATGGGCGTCCAAATTGGCGCTACAGATGGCAAAGTGTATGGCAATGGGCTGGATGCCACATTGTATGGTCAGGAATTTAAGCGCCTTACAGAAGCGGCCTCTTCTTCATTGCTTGGTTTTGTTGTCTGATGACTAATCCTGCCCCGCCACTAGCTAATGCCACATTGGTGTTTGCAGTGGCGAGCGGATATACAACAGATGCGGCCACTGGCAATTACATTGAGCTCACAAGAGATCAAACGTACTATGCCACATTGAAGCAGAGCAAGGATCCTCGGTACGATCAGCGGCTAGGGACTGACGAAAACGTCATCTACATGAAAGGCCGCCTAGTTAGTCCTCTTGCATTTTCGGGAGTGCCCCCTGGAAGCGTGGCTGGTGCCACCATTGAAAATCAGGAGGGGCGTTTTGAACTACTCCCTACGACTGAAATGACTGACCACTACCGTCAGTTTTTGGGCACTCCAATCCACGGCTACTTTAGAGTTGTGGGAGCAGGAAGTGTCCTTAATCGTTAATCACGCTCCTTCGCATTGTTTCAATGGCCATTCAACATCCCACACAGATCATCAAGAGCCAGGACACCATTGTGTATGTGGGTGCTCTTTCTGGCGCCACTCGTCCTGCAATTACTCCCGCCGTTAACGGCGTTCTTAGTCGTCCCACTTCTGGCGTTCCCGCCAATAACTTTTTCTTGGGCGGCGTCACAAATGCCACCGTTTCTTTTAACGATGGTGAAACCGAATACTTCCTGCTTGGAAATGGCGGTTTTGCTGATGGTGTGAAAGTGACGCAGCGTTGCCAAGCATCCATCACTTCTTATTTCCAGAAAGATCTGGATGGCAGCTCGATTGACAACACTCAATTCGATGAAGCTTTCGATCTGATTCTGCGCGGTCGCACTGATAAAGATTACGAAGTGTACGTTGAAATCTTTAAGTTTTTGGGTGGTCAAACTTATGACCTCACCTGTTTTGCTGCCACTGTGATGAATTACAACGAGAGCTATCCTGCTGATAACCTCGTTGAAGCCACTTTTGATCTGATGAGCCGTGGCACCTATGGTGCTGGTCGCTGCACCATTTCTGGCGGCATTCTGCCCACCAATCCCAACTCCTGATCTTTGGACTAGAGAGTTTCTCATTAGCCCCCGAAAGGGGGCTATTTTAATGATATGAACGTCCTCCAACTACGCGACACTGTTTCTCAATTGCTGTCTGGATTAATCGGCACTTATACATTGCCGAATAATACCACTCAGCCTGCATTGTATGTTGTTGGTCAGCAGGGAGTACCTAAGGGATGGAAGGCTACTGGCTTAGAAGTGACTATTCGCCAGTACCCCAGGCAAACATCTCGTCCGTTAGTGGGAACAGTGCAGATTAACCAGCTATGGGAAATTGTGCTGGTTAATTACACTCCTGGATCAAAAGTGCTGGAGGAGGCAATTTTAAAGATCTTGAGGCATTTTCCTGATGCCAGAACAAGTTATCAAGACTATAGTGACATTGCTTATGAGCAGTATCGAGTTTTGATTCCTGAAATCGAGCTGCCCACTCAATTTATGATCAGGCAATGAAGCTTGTCAAAAGCAAATGCGAGAAAGCTTGGCTGTTTAATGCAGCCAAGCGAAGCGACGAGATAACTGCGGGGCTTGCTTGCTTTTTGCCTGGATGCGAAGAAAGCGTACAAGTGGAAATGGGAGGCAAGGAATGGCATGCGATGGTTCCTGCGAAGGCAGTGAATAGTCCTGTGCCAGTAAAAGTGACTAACGCTAGACTCTCTCTGCTTATTAGCGCTTTCCATGAGTAAATATTCTTCGTTTTTTCTTCTCAGCAGCCCCGAGTATGAAAAGC